GATTTCCAAAAGCTGGAAAACATCACCGTTTGCGCCAGAGTAACCAGCAGTAACCATTGCATCAATATCTAGGATTGCTTCAATGGTGCGTACAGAGTTACCAACATTTGTTGGGACAGCAAGAACATTTGCCCCAACACCAGCAGTATCACTGGAAGTCATATCATAAGTAGCCATGTTATATCCCCCTTACGCTGCGTTATATTTGGCAGTAACGATTGCTTCAGGACGAAGAATCTTTCTACCATATAGATGCATACCACGAACAATGTCAGCAAAGCTGTCAGGGTCACGATATGTTTCTGTCTTATTGATCTGCTCCGCAGTTGCTACAGCAGAATCATGTCCAGCAACAATAACACCAAAGTTAGAGTTTTGGTTAGCAGCACCAGATGTTCCTGCCCCAGTACCTACCGCTGGCAGATTAGAAGAGGAATACACACGGAAGCCGTGGAAGTTATTGAGAACAAGACCATTACGCAGTCCACCCGATTCACCGAAGTCTGCATTCATGAAGCGTGAATCTTCATCAGCAAGAATTTCCATAAATACTGGATCAACTACCAACCAACGTCCTTGAGTGTCAACTTGCTGTTGATCAAGCAAACGCTTCATACGTGCTACAACCATTGCTGGTGAAGCAGAAGCTGTTGGAAGTGCGGTAGCACCGGGCAAACGTGCCACCAGAGGAATAGAGTGATCCCCTGCGGAGCCTGTTGTGATGTTACCGAAGTCACCTTTCTTCAGTTGCATAGAAGAAAGCAGTTCGTTAGAACCAGCAGTTGATACTGCTTTAGTACCGTTTACGGTAGTATTCAGTGCATCAGCTTTGCTGTGCAAAGAAGACTGTTTGTAACCAGCCATGTAGCCAAGAACTTCTTGGTCATGTTGGTCAGCAAGACGATATGCAGCACGGTTAGTTGCAAGGTCCATGAAGTTGACGTGGCTGTGAGCTTCTTCAATGTCATCCATTTTGAAAGCAAAGTAGTTAGCTTTGTCAATGACCAATGAAAAATCTTCGTCTTGCAAATCTTGTGCTGTGACATTCGTGCCACGTGCATACTCTGAGACAGAAATTTCTGGTTCTTTGATGATTTTAACGGTATCACCTTGGGCAGCAATTTCGCCAAAGTAGTCTGAATTAGTGATATCACCACATACAGTACTCTTGCGGAATGCAAGCTGTACTTTTTTTGAATAGATTACAGGGCTAAAATTACCGTTTGGTAAATTCCCATAACCTGATGCTGTTGTAAAAGCCATAATGAATCCTCCATTGAATGTTTGGCTTAGGTTTAAGTAAGCTTAACACAAGTTGAAGAGGCTGCATTTTGAAGGGTAGCGTTATGATAACGGGCCTGTAAATTCAGGTAGGTCTTAACTAATATGTTGTTGCTTAGAGTATACTAAAGTAAAAGGTAGCTACTTATGTATGTAGGGCTTTTATATAGTATTTATAATGACACCCATAGTTATACCTATTAAACCATGAGTGTCAAGTATTTATTTTAATTATTTATCTTGCACCACCAGAGAGATCATAAACAAATTTGCCAGTACGTTGGGACTCAATGATTGCATCCATATTACTTTCAAACTCTTTATCATTCATCTTCTTAACTTGAGACTCACTAAAAGTCCCTTCTGTATCTACAGTGTCAGGTTTAGTAGCACGTTTGTTGACTACTGCCTTAGCTGCATCTTTGGTGGCTTTCTTACGAGACTTAGTGTCCATACCTTTGTCTGACTTGTAAAGATCAATAACACGAATAACAGAACGTGGATCATCTTGGTTTTCATACAAAGCGTCTTGTACCCACTTAGGCTGTTCCCCTGCCCAATCATGAAACTCATCACTCTCTTTAAGATCATCAAAGTCACTGTGTGCAGTACGAATACTATCAAGAGATTTGTTACGATCTGCTTCAGCAGTCATCTCATCAATCTGTTGAAGACGATCCTCTGCGTAGCTAAACTTCTCTTGAGCTTTCTTCTCAGCGATAGTCTCAACAATAGCAGCTACATCAGGGTACTTATCAGCCCACGCTTGAATGTCTTCATCCGACTTAGGAGGACGCACAACACCTTGCTCTTTAGCGTTCTCTAGCTGTAACTTAATAGTCTTTAGTTCTTCAGCTTGACGTTGTTGCATCTTACGTAGATCATCATAGCGTTTCTTATAAGTGCGTTCTTCACCTGTATCAGGAGCCTTTTCTTCTTTTGCTTCCACAGGCTCTGCTTGTTCTTCTACCTCTTCTTGCTTGGAATCAAGTTTTTCTAGTTCAGCCTCTGCTTCTGCAATACGCCGTGAGTTAGCGTTAATATGTTTTGAATCTACAAAACCCGCTACTTTAGGCTTTTCTATTGTTGTCATTTCTGCTGGCATTTTTAGTTCCTTGTGTTACGGCCTAGTACCTAAGCCTTTTCGTTTCTTCTTCTTCGCTGGTTCGTTTGCAGTTACGTATCCCCCGTTAGCGTAACTCTTAGTCTTTGGTTTATTTATTAAGCCACCTTTGTTAAAACCCCCATACTTACCGCCCCCACTATAACCACCTGCCGCTTCATTTTTACTTCTCTCTGAAGATAGGTTACCTTTTGTAGGTCCACTTTTTATACCGCCACCCGATTTTTTACCGGGACCACTACTAGAACTACCATCTGTACCAGCACCTGTAGTGCCAGCACCTACACCGCCTGTACCGCCACCGCCTGTACCGCCACCGCCATTGCCGCCACCGCCATTGCCGCCATTGCCACTTCCACCCTTTACTGGACGAGAAGCGGCGGCAAAGGCTGCTGCTTGTTGTCTTGCTTTTTCTGCAGCTTCTGCAGCGTCTTTTCTTTCCTGCTCAATACGAGCGTCTAGTCTTTCCTTAGATGCTTTTAATCGTGCAGCTTTATTAAGACTGCTGCTTGAAGACGTTTTAGTAATGTCTGCACTACTTACCTTTGCAGTAATTGTAGGAGTACCGTCTACGCCCCCCTCTTTTGCAGCAGCAGTAGCATTCTCTTGTGCCTTTTTAGCCAGCTTACCTGCAATCCAACCTGTTGGTCCTGAACTTGCAATGCCACCTCGTTTTACTAATTCTACAAGTTTTGCATATTCAGCACTATTCTTGTCCGTCTTTTTTAGTTTCTCTTCAGCAGCCTTACCAATTTGAATACCTCTTGACCTCATAGTGGCTTGAATTGCAATACCCCCTAGTGCGCCTATAGGCCCAAGCAACATTCCTAAATTAGAAAACTTGTTTACCGTGGCAGCACTATCCATAGCAGCTTTTAGTTCATCAGTAGTCATCACACTAAAGTTTGGTGGAGGGGTAGGCTCCGTGTCTCCTTTAGGTTCGGGGCCAACCCTAGAGTCATCACCAGTTTGTCGTTCTTTTTTTTCTACAGGCTGATTAGTAGCCTGTGCTGTAGGCGCAGTCGCAGCAGGAGGTGTATACAACTCAAAACCTGCTGGTGGTGCAACGCCTTCTGCAAGTTCTAAAATACGCCCGTCTGCATTGACGTACTTAATCATCTTTAAGCCTTCTGTGTTATTTGCCAGAAAACTAAACATGTCCGTTGCAGGAGTAAAACCTACAGTCATCCAATCTTGAAAGTTAAAGGTAGAGTTTGGTGCAGTCACAAGTGAACCCGCATCCGCTAAATATTTAATATCCTCATTGTATACACCTTTGAATTGAGGCAAAGCATCAAAGTCAGCTAAGACCTGTTTCATCTGTGCAGGTGTAACATTATCCCCTTCTGCTGCAGATGCACGTGCTTTCTCTTCAAAGTCAAAAGGATCACCTGCAACCATACCGCCTTCAGCCATGCCTACAGTAACTTGTTTCTCATCCATGATAGGCTCTGTTGTTACGTTAGGCTTATTAGCTTTTTCCATAGCTTCAGCAGTCTTGTCAGCACCTGTAGTATTAATCTTAAGACCCTTAGTAGCTAACATTTCTTGTAACTTAGGATTAGTTTTTACTAAACCCATAACACCTTTTAGTGCTTCCGCTACTTTACCTTCTTCGTAACCTCCGTTAGCGTAGCGTTTAACTACACCCCCTTCAGCCATGCCTACAGTAACTCCTTGAGCATTCAACACCTTGTTAACTGTAGGGTCTGTTTTGGCTGCATTAACGATTTTATCTATCAAGCCACCATCAGCCATGCCCGTAGTTAGCATACCTTTTAGTTTCTCAAGGTCTTCATCTGTAACAACCTCATCGTCATTGTAAACTTCTTCAGGTACAGGCTCACCACCAATGCGCCCATCTTCATCCATAGCAGCAAGACCCCTCTTGGCTTCCATGCGTAGGTCTTCAAAAAGCTTAACACCAAAGAAACGTACAACATCAGCAGGTACAACATACTCGCCTTCACTTAGTTTAGCATCAATGTCATCCCGTACCTCTTCAGGCAAAGAACCCGGAGGTACATCGTTACCCGATACAGGGTCAACCTTTTCATCTGCATCGCTCATGAACGCCATACGTGTTTGATCTTCAGCCATCTGCGTTAACCTCTTCTCTCAATGTTTTTAATTTGCGTAAGGCACTGGCCTGACCTTGGAACCTAAATAAAGCTTTTTGATCTTCAGCTTGTTCCATGTTAGTATGCACCATATTAATTTTGTTGTCAAGCATAATACAGAAAGAATCCCATAAAGGCTTGTCATTAACTAACTTCTTTAACTTACTCATGCGCTGGGCCTCTGTACTAATCCACCTTTGTTTAGACGTAGTTTAGCTTTCTTTGGGTCTAGCTTCAAGTCTTTAATGTTGATAGATGTACCTTGTACTTTTACATTACCTGCGGCATCAGCTTCCGCAACTCGTTTAGCAATATCCCCTCTAGGAAATCTTTCTGCCATTCGCCTATCATTAACAGAAATATCTGATCTATAAACTAAATCTTTCTTACCTATCTTTACTTGACTACCCAATTCACCCTTTAATTGTTTAAGAGCTTTTTCAAAGGCAACTACATAAGTATTGTGAAACCCTGAACCCTTGGCTATAGACGCTTTGTATTCTTTTGAAGTTGCACTAAATCGTTTTGCTGCAAGTTTCTCAATAGGTGGTAATACGATCTCATCAATACCCTTAGACTTAGCGTCAGCAATAATAGACTGCAATAGTACTCGTACAGAGTCAGTCAATTTAGGAATAGGTGTTTCTTTTTTACTTGTAGTCATCAGAGCCTTACCTATAACATCATTTGCCTCATCCATAACAAGACCTAATATATTATCTTTGCCTGAGAAATCATATACGTTAAGCTTCTTTTGTGCCATTGCCTCAAAGTATTGTTTTATAGCTATCAAGTTAGCTCTAGGTTTTGACGCAAAAGGCAGTAAGTCTGCGTCCTCAAATATCTTTTGAATAGCTTTATCTGCTTCAGAGTCACTAAGTTTTTTATTAGTTCTTATAGGTAAGTACTTGTTAAACACAAAGTCTTCAAAGTCTTCAAATAGAGTTCCCGGCATATCAAACTCAGGTTTAAAAGCTATGTCTTCCATAGCAGACTTAAACTCTTTTCGGTACTCTGCTGTAGCCTCACCAATAACTTTACTAGGATTATCTGACATATTTTGTATTACGTCAGACTGCAGTTCTTCTATTAAAATGTAATCTGGTCCCTCTTCAGGAGTTCTCTCATAATAAGGAGCCTTTTTATCTGCTTTAGGATCAAGCAAGTTTTGCCTTAAACTATAACGAGTGTGTGCTAAGTTAGAACCACCATGATGTGTCATTAAACCTAAATCTTCACCTGCAACATCAATGCCTAGTTCTTGATAGCCTACCTCTGGGTCTGTTAAATTACTTTGTCTTTGAGTGTTACGATACAAAGGATTCTTTTTTAAAGCCTTAATGTTTAAAGACCCAATATCTACAGCCTCGGTATCAATAGAGTACTCATCTGCATAATCAAGGACATTACTGTTGCTACCTCTAGTGTACCTTCTCTCAGGGTCTAAACTAAACTCTCTATAGTCTAACTCACCCTTGGTTACTTTAGGTGCACGTTTACGTACAAACGCCTCAATGTTTCTTCCTCTAGTACCGGCTTTACTTATAGGAGCATTCTCAATAGCAGACTCCATAGGACTGTAGAACTCAGCAACAGTATCTGTATCAGGGTCCGATACATCATCAAGCATACCACCTGTCTCTTTAAACATAGGATTAAACTTAGGGTTATCCGTAGCCCCGAAAGCTTCCTTGAGTTCTTTGGAGATAAACCTTGTTAGCGCACTCATTGTTGTTGTGTCCCTGTAAAGCCTTGCTCACCCGGAGCAGGTGCGGAGCCTGTACCTATGTTACCCCCTCCACCGCCAGAGGCGTCTTGTGGGCCTGTAGGAGCTTGTCCTTGTGGTGCAGGGGCTTGACCACCCGACTGAGGAACTGCACCTTGTGGTGCTTCTGGTAGAGGCTGTGCGAACTTCTTGAGTATCTCCGCTTGTATTGCAGCGTCTTGTAGACTATTAGTTACCTTATCAGGGTCAAGGTCCATGCTCACAGCAATCTCACGAATGATGTAATCCATCTTAGCAAACGGTGCTAGTGTTGGGTTCTGTGCTACTTGCAAGAACTGCATCAAACGTTGGCTACGTACTTCGTTAGCCATCAAGCTTTCAGTACCCTGTGCGCGTACTTCCAAGTCACCTTTAATAGAAGGATCAAAGTCGAACTGCATGTTAAAGTTAAAGAATGCCTTACCTAAAGGGGCAAGCATGTAATCATCTACGTTCTTAATTACATTCCGTATAGAACCATTAGCAGCAGACATGAGCATACTAATGCCAGAAGCTGTACGTCCGACACCTTGTACTCCTGTCTGACCATGAGCAAAGCTAGGAAAGCCTGTACTCTCGTCTGCTAATGTACGAGCCTTATCGAATAGTTGCATATTCTCGCCAGCAACATTCGGAAACTTAGTACCAAAAATAGCTTGTCCGGGCGCACCCCCTTGTCTTCTAAAGACTTTTCCGGGATACAGAGATAAATCTTGGCCGGGAACTAAGTTGGTTTCATCAATCTCTATCAAAAGGTTACCCGACATAACCGCATTGTCTACAGCCATACGCATAAACCCATTCATAAGAGTCTGTGTATCATCCATATTCTCAGCTATACCTACACCAAAGAAGCTATAAGGGTTAAGCTCATAGGGTACAGCGTAGTAAGGAATAAGTGCAGGTTTAAATGGGTTCATAACTAAACGGATAACGTGATTGTTACACACCCAAATGTTAACACTCAACTGCTCTAAATCTTTTAGTTCTTTAGGAATGTCAATATCGTGTTCTTTAAGGATGTCTGTATCTACGTATCCCCAAAACTCAAACAACTCATAACGCTCTGCTTTTGACTCTTGAGAGTCATCTTCCATAGCTTGTTCCCACCACTTCTTTTCATAGGACTCACCCATGTTAAGAGACTTTTCAATGGCGTTATCACGAAAGAAAGGCCGACCTTTAAGTGCACGTACTTGTGAGCGTGACAACTTGTGACGTTCAACAATGTACTCAGCCTCATCCATGTTAGCTGCATCAGGGTCAGGGTAGAAGTTCCATATAGATACATGGCTAGTAGAAGGCACAGTCTTGATTGTAGGCTGATACTCACCTTCCTCATTCCAATTAGGATACTCTTTGTTGACAGCAAATGGACCCTTCATGATACCTGTGCCAAACAATGCCAACTCAAAAGAACTTAAGCGTAACTGTTTGTTAGCACCTGACTCTTCTAGTTGATCGTGTATTTTCTTTTGCATCTTCTTTGCTGCAATCATAGCAGGGCTAAACGTTACTGCAGTAGGACCAGTGCCGGGACCATCTATTAGTTTATCTTCAACAGGTTGTAACTTTTTAAACATACCACCAACACGCTCACGCAAAGATACAACAGTATCTCCCGGCTCAAGTACAGTATCACTATTAAACAAAGGTACAGGATCAAAGGCTTCTTTTAACTCACTTGCACCTTGTTCTGCTTGAGGGTTGGTATCAAAGTGCACTGAGTCTTGAATACCCTCTGGTAGTGTAGTAGGATCAATAGCAAGAGGAAACTTTTTGTTACCAAACAATACATCAACTACTTGACCATAAGCAGCTAGTGTTTTAGTCTTAGTAACCTTTACAAATACTCTTGACTTTTCAGCCTCAGTAAATTGTACTTCAGTATTGTATATACCCCTATAGTTACGATAGGCACCCATCCATCGCTGTTCATCAATATACCTTGCATCTTCAGCTTTCTTAAACTTACTCATAACTAACTCAATAATGTGTCCTGCTTTAGGATCAGACATAGCTTGAGTAGTAACATCTTTAATGTGTGCCGATTCTGCAGATTCTAAGTTCTGTTCAAAGTCGTTTGTAAAATCTTCAGGGTCCATACTTAATATCCAAATGTAGGATCAGCAGCTTGAAAGCCGCTTCTCTGTGTTGCAGGATTAAAATCCCATAGGGAGCTTCGTGGTCTAGTCATTATACCGTAACGTATAGCATCATACAAGTGGTCTTCTGCATTTGTATCAACATCTTCTGGATTGCGTTTGTCTAACGGTAGACTAGGTAGTTGCGCTATAGAGTTGGTGCAGGTAGAAAAGAATACGAGTTGGGGTTCCTCAGTAAACTCATCTACCTGCAAACGGCGGTGTATCTCATTTTTACCTGAAACCCTAGACCCTTTTGAACGATCAGACGGCCTCCAGCGACAGCCCCTCATAATCATTTGTTCAGCTAGGCTAGGCCCAGTGTCACCTCTTTTATGCCAGAGGGACGAGTCCAACACGCCGTATCTTATGGTGCCATCGTCTGCCTCTGCCTCTAAGATCATATCAGCTAAGTCTGTAGCTGTAACTCTGGTGACATACATCTCTCTGTATATTACCAGTTGCTCTGAGGGAGACACAGCAAACCACACAACACCTGTCCAACTGCCGTAGCCGTAATCGCAAGCTCTGAACTTCGTCCAGCTATTAGGTATGTCATAAGGGTCAACAACATGTATTTTTCTGTTGAACTCAGGGAACGCTGCACCCTCATTGACATCCCAGTTTCCTTCTAATAGTTGTTTGCGTTGATGCTCTGGCATAGATAAAAGCATAGTTTCGTAGTCACCACTGTCAGCTAGATAAGGATTATCAAACAAACTGGCAGGTATAAACCTACGTTTAAACAAAGGTTGTCCTGCTTTAGTGTGGCCTTTAGGGTACTCTAAGCGTTCCCCTGTTTCAATATCAGTAGCCCAGAAAGGCTTGTTAGGTTTAGAAGGATCAATAAACATCTTCTTTACCCATTGATGCCCAATAGAACCGGGGTTAGTTGTAGCTCTCATATACAAGCCTAACTCAGGTGCGGAGCTACGTAAGCGTGAGCGCATATAGTTCCACGCAAACGGTGTAGCCCATTGTGTTAACTCATCAAATGCAATGTAGTTAAACGCCTGTCCTTGGTAGCGCATAACGTCTTGGTCTTTGTCTAGGTAACTCATCCAAATGCGCCCACCTCTAGGTGTAACCCATTGTGACTTACGCTCTGACCACTTAATACCGGGAATTGCTTTAGGGTACAACTCTTGACTTTTCTGTATAAGCTCCCTAAGTTCTTCTGTAGTATGCCGTACAAGTAACCCACTGAAGTCTTTATGGTTAAGACTGCGTAAAGGGTCTGCTAGTGTAGCGTAACTCTTACCTCCACCCGCTGCCCCGCCATATAAAACCTCACGTTCACTAGAAGCTAAGTAGTCTGTCTGTGGCCCTGCGTTAGGTTTGAAGACAATGTTCTGCGCTTCCTCTACATCAAAGGGTTGAGCTATAGGAGTAGCAGGAACCTTCTGTTTTGTTTCACGTGAAACTTTTTTAGTTGGCTTGGGTGTAGTAGCCGACCCTTTCTTTTTCAAGCGTTTCGTAATGCGAGATGGCTTTTTGGAGCCTTTTGGCAAGCTCACGTTTAATTCTAGCAACTGTTTTACGTTTTCGCTCAATGTCTACTCTTTTCTTTAAACCCATGTGAGATATACTTCTACCTGACTGTGTAGTTAACCAAGCAGAAACTTCTCTATAACTATACTGCTTTAAATGTTTCTTTGCAAGCTCTAATAGTTCTAGTTCTCTAACGATAGGATTTAACCATTCTTTGTTATCAGGGTCTATCTCGTAACCCCAAGGCACAGGTTTGACTAACCTTGGTATTCTTTCCCACTTCTTCATCTTGTCAGGCTTAGGTAACATCCAAAAGCCTAAGTCGTTTTCAGCAAAGAAGTCAGGCATCACTGCCCTCTTTAGGTGGTAAGATAAACAATCCACCACTAGACTCAACAGCAACCTTTTCAGTTTTAACAACACCAGCACGATCTAGTATCTGCCCTGCTGCTACCATTTTCTCTTTAATGCCTAACTGTGTAGGGTCCATAAGTGCACTACCGTAAGCTACAGCAGCTTTAGGGCCAAGCCTAGACATATAAGTTTTAGTAGCCTCAAAGATTTCATCCTTTAAAGCTTCAACTATTATACGTGTAGCAGTACCATCTGAGTAACCTGCTAACTTCTTAGCTTGTACAACATCTCCTTGGGCCTCATCAAACAAGACCTGCATAAAGAGTTGTTGCTTTTCATTTAACTTTTTGCTCACGTTATTCTCCTGTGCGCCCTAGACGCTTTAGCCGCTTTCTTAGGCTGCTTAGAGAACTGTTTACCTTTTGCTGTATCTGCTCTCTTTTTTGCTGAAGACGCAGCATACGTACCAGCACCCATAGCCTTAATAGCACTAGCTGGCAAGTAACGTTCTCCTGTAGCCTTTGGACCTTGCGTAGAAGGTTTACCACTTTTAGTTCTCCAATCCTGCTTAGTCCACGACTTAAGGCTCTTTTGACTTGAAGCTAAACCGCCAGAGTTCATCTTGGCGGTTGGCTTTTTCTTTGCTTTAGTTGTTTTACTTTTGTTTGGCATTGTGTTTTTTCTGTACAGCAAAGTTAGCAGTAAGGCTTGCCCCCTTGTGAGGAACAAACTTACCGTCATGCTTCATTAGTTTTAAGCTGCCATCTTTTTGTTTCATCCAATGATAACCTTTAGGTGCGTCTACTTTCATTACGTGTACCCTCCACCTTTTGCTTTGTATTGCTTGGCAACCATTTGAGCTTTACGAGCCGACCACTGGCCGGGCTTTCCTCCTTTGCCGCCAGCCTTAACGGATGCGACAAGAGACTTACGCATACTAGGCTTAGTATAATTACCTGCCGCATTTACTGTTGACCCACCCTTAGCGTAGCCTCTCTTAGGTTTCGCTTTAGATACAGTCTTTGCCGTAGAACTTCTGCTTGATTTCACCACGTGTGACTCCAATGTCTTTAAGAGAGGCATCTGACATATTGTGTAACTGCCAGTATTGTACTCTGCGCTGTTGGCTCTCTTGTAGTACTTTGATAAATTTCTTAAACATGGTATAACTCCTCTATGTATTACCAGAGATAGTTATACCATGCTTTATGTTACAGGACTACATACAAGATTGCAACCCCGTTATGCAATTTATTTATTAAGTCCTACCGATTGTTTCCAGAAAGACCTTTAGGAATAGCAACACCTTGACGCTTTAAAGTTTTAAATAAACGATCTTTTTCTATCTTAGTCAAAGAAGACGGGTCTTTTTTAAACTTACGCAAGTTTCTTCGTGAAAGAGTAAGCTGTACAGGTGTTCCTCTATCTCTATACTTAGCTTGTCCTGCAGCAACTTTTGCACTGTTAGCAGCTTTTGCTTTAGCAGATTTACCACCCTTTGATCCTAAGAAAGGTGCGCCCGGCTCATCTTTACGATTAAGCATCCCTCCAATACCTTTAGGAAGTCCATCAGTTGTTTTTTCACGCAACCTAGCGGGAACACCATCAGCTTTACGTGTAGGTTTGGCTTTAGGTTTATCTTTACCTGCACCCTTACCTGCAAAAGAACCTGCGCCTATACCTCTGCGCTTTGCAGCGGCTGCTTTATCCTTACGTAATTGCTTTTGCCTTTCTTCATATGAACTACCTTTGTCTTTAGAAGTAGTTGCAGAAGGAGTAGCTACTTTTCTAACTGTCTCTTCAATCTTCTTCTTAGTATTAGCAGAGATACCTGCACTAGGCCGTGTCTTAGGACGTACAGATGTCTTAGGTGCAGAGAACTTTTTCATTACACCAGCTTTAGTCTCACCCTTTTGAAGAATGTTGTAAGACTTTCCATTGTGTTTAAAGGTGTAGTCTGCAGCACTGCCACTATTTATAAACTTTTTACGGCTACGTTTAAACGCCTGACCAAAAGTTTCTTTTTTCTTAGTGTCACCACCCTCTTTGTAACCTGTTGCCGCCATAGGTTTTTTCTTTTTAGCCATGCCACCACCCATATAGGCACCAGCTTTCTTTTTATTCATCATTAATTTATCTCCAAATAGAGGCAGTACACATACGTGCTACCATTTTACTTTATCAGCCCAATATGCTGCACTTAGTTTACCTTTTTTAATGTTCTTACCGTGTCTTGCTTTAAAGGATGCACGTTTCTTTTTCATCTTGTCCGTTTCACCTGACTTTGGTTTCCCGGCGGTCTTCGCTCCCTGTTCACCGAACCTGATGAGCTTGATGGTCTTACCTTCTTTTGCAAGTACGGCATGACTTTTTTTCGGGTGATCAGGGGTACGCTTCGGCTTGTTATAACCTGCAAACTTTTCACCTCTATATGTAATACTCATTTTAGCTCCCTGACTTTAGGTAAACAATAAGCTACAACCCTATCTTCAGGAGCTATACCGTGTGTGCTGTATCTCTTAGTTATCTCTCTAGCGTAGTAGTTACAATGCTCTATATTGTTAAACACCATCGTATCCTCTATTAGTTCTCTAGTTGTACCTAGATACACCATAAGAACAAACGTGTACATACTGCTTACATAAGTTCAAAATGGGGAGCATCAATAAAGGGCCTACGACCTTGTGAACGGCGAAGGTCTACGTATGCATTCATTGCATCCTCCATAGAACCGTCCCACTCAGCAATGTTGCCTACACTCCAAGCTGCTCCCCACTTAATAGCTACACCGTGAATACGTGCAGCGTCAGCCATAGCGTCAGCTATATCGTCATACATATTCAAAGCCCACGTAACGTTAGGACCAACGTAAGCTACAAGGTCTACTGCACGACCCTCTAAGTGTTTGCTTTTCATAGTTTGTGATGCACCCTTTGCAACCAAAGCTTCCTGCTCGGCTACTGTACGCATACCACAAGTTACACCAAAGTCAACTTTAGTCATGTCTATAGCTGCATTAACTACAGTTATTAGTCCTGAATCAACACCCTCAAGCCTACTAATACTACGTGATGATAACTTAAACCCCATTTCGTTTCTCCTCTATGAGCTTTGCTTGCTCTCGTATTTCTTGCTGTTGTTTTTCTAATGTAATAAACTGCCTGTCTATGTCGCTTAACTGTGGCATTTTTAGGACATTGTTATTTCTTTCCAAAGAACTTACTCACTGAACGCATTCCTATGGATGCACTTACAATACCACCTAACGCAATCTGATACCACTGAGGCATAACCTCCAACGCTGCAAACCCACGTGCTACTATGTCGTTACCCCAATCACCACAGAAAGCTAAGATAAGCGGAATGCTAAACAACAAAGTAATCCATTCATCCTTCCATGAGTTCTCAGTAGCCCTCATAGCTTCCAAGTCCCAATCTAACTCACCTGTAAGCTGTTTCTTTTTTATCTCAGCTTCTGTGAGTTTAATCTGGGTCTTACCATCAATGATACTTGTGGCTAAACCTGTAAGGCTACCTATGAGTTGTCCTATCATTATTCTTTACCCATCCATATTGCAAAACAACCAGTTAATGCACCCATTACAACTGATACAAGTCCACTCTGCTGTATGGTAGGATCAGGTAAACCCATGTACCAATGTGTAACTTGGTAAGTTAACAGCGTAACCACAAGCATCATTAGCCGTGGCATTACTTTCCAATCATCAAAGTGTTGTCTAGGCATCGTAACTACAGTATCCTCTAGGTCTATCCGGGTCTAATACCTCATTACGAGATAAATGGCCCTCTAAATACATAGAACGTTCTACATGGTCTAAAGTATATCTTTCCCCTGTCGCTTCTTCTATGGCTTTACGTACATAAAAGACGTCTGACTTAGGAATGTGTACTTGTAATACAGAACGAGGGTTGTTTGATACAAGAGCTTTGTAATACTCTTCTATTACATTCTCACTTGCAGTAAGTTTTACTCTTTTTTTAGACATTGTCAACTACTATTTTTAATTAAGGTTAAAATAAAAAGGATTGTTAGTGTATGTATACATTAATGTGAACTATTCTTAGGCTGATTTAAAGAGTAGTATACTATTTTTTGGTTTATACATAACTGTATACTTTAAATGTATACATAGGCTACTACTACTACGTAGTTTTACACAGATATTACCCTATGTCAAGCCTCTCTTTTGGCTGATCTGTAGGAATAATGATATATGTACCATAAATGTCTCCACTATATGTTTCGTATAGGAAACTTCTATGTCTTCTTAATGTTTCACGTGAAACAATTAGCTATCTCAGTGTACATAAAAGTATGATACAGGAGATTTACTACCGAGTCAAGCATAAATGTGCTCTACAACGTAAGCGTGTGCTATTGAAAAACCCCGTGTGTTGCAGTGTACATACATACGTAACGCCTAACGGGGGGGTGGCCCTCGCCCGTACCCGTCTGTGCGGGTCATCATGTGCGCTTGGACGCATAATGTGGGCATATATGAGCCTAAGCTGTTGTTTTCTATAGGTTTTCCTACTGATTAGGTATCATTACATGCTTACATATGCGCGTATTACATGTGATCATACGCCCGACGCATAGAACAGGCAGATTTATGCATGTAACGTATGACATGACGTCACATAATGCCTACCCCTAGCGCATAACGCCTACATCATGTGTCATCACATAACGTCACGCGAGGCAGTGTTGCTAATTCGTTCTCACTGGTGTTGCTAATTCGTTCTCACTAAAATCGGCTTCTGACGGACCGTCCGTCACCATCCTCCTTTTTCTTTCGCATAATGCACGGGAAAAGAGCTTGACCTTTTTCGGACCATCGGGCAGAAGTTAAGACATCGAAACGGCAACAACGCCACAAACAAGGAGTTTTCGACATGACTAACAACACAGCAACTGCAACGGTCACTGGCACTTTCACATTCAACGGCACACAGTTTACCCAAGCCCAAGCTGTAGCCCACGGTGAAGCCGTATTTGACACACTGTGCCTTCAGGCTGAGTCCATGCTTGACGGATACAATGAGCTTGGCTCGATATTTCTTGGCATCCGTTCACTTCACAAATCCGATCAAATCTTTCACACCGAAATCATGAAAACGGGTTTGGGCAATGTCGATCGCCGTGATCGTAATGACATGATGGTGATCGCCTCTAATTTCCCTGCAATCCTTCGCCTCAGAAAGCGGGACGATTGGAAAGTCGATCTTAAGAACTCAGCGATTGTGAAGCGCTTTCGGAACGAAAACAAGAAAGCCAAAAACGAGGGCAAAGCGGCATCGGCTGGCAATGTTTCCAAAGGAAAAGGCAAGGCCAAGTCTGCTGCTGCTGCTGACGGACCATCCGTCACTGAAAATCACCCGTTTGCCGAGGCCATGACGGAAGCGGAACTGGCTGCATATGTACTCGACATGATCGCCGTCCACGGCTTAGACAAGGACACATTCGCTAAGGAATTGCGTAGCCAGAACAAAGGCAAAGCCTAAAAGCGAGGAGTTAACTGCAAGCCCTTCGGGGCTTGTTATTAACCTCTTGTTTCACACATTGTTTCACGTGAAACATTCAACCCGTACCAAGGAGAGTACACATGTCTACAGTTAAAAATCGCATAACGAAAACCACGTATCACGTTGTAATGTATCATCAAGATTTCGAGGATACACGTGAATATGATAACAAGTTCGCGGCTACATCGGACTATCTTGACTGCCGCCACGATTGGGCGTCTGACGGATACCCTGAAGGCAAGGAGCCTTACATATACAAGGCCGAGCATGAAATATACCCCGTTAACATAACGGATGACGTTGAGGAGTTTTTCGACTATAAAGGTTGACTTATATCAGCAACCCTGTTTTATATGGGGTTGTTGTTATGGATTAACTTTAACTGACGGACGGTCCGTCACTACAACCAAGGAGTAAGGCAATGCGGAATATTAAACTAACATTAGGTAACGGTTACACGTTTTCTATGTCACAAGATGTAGGTGCGGGTAGTGCATACATGCATCATGTCGAGGTTGCCCTATTCAAGGATGACCAGTTCGTTAATACAGGCTTTTGGCTACATGATAAGTGGGCTTACGAAGATTCGTACTATCATGATGATGTGCAAGGCTATGTTAGCGCCGAAAGCTTGCCCAATACTTTAAAGAAAGCACAAGATTACGCCGATAAAGCTTGACTTATATCAGCAACCCTGCTCTTTATGGGGTTGTTGTTATGGTTCAAGATTAGAGCCGCTACTGACGGATTGTCCGTCACCAACCAACCAAGGAGATTACATCATGTTTATGATCTACCAGCGTCCCATGAGCACAGCGCAAGTGGACGCTGTGAATAGACACCCTGAAAGCTCTTTTGCTAAAGCTTACATGGGTTTGCTATTCCCTAGCCCGGATAACGCTCAAGAGCGCGTCACTGCTGCCTTGAACCTTGGCCTCTACCAGAGGACCATGTTAATCAGTGCTACTGACGGAGGGTCCGTCACCTTAGAGCAAGTCTTTAATGCGGGTAACAATCACATTGGCGAGGGCGTTAACGTGGTATCTATGGGTAATCACCCCTCTATGTCTGTAGGTGACATAGCTGTGAGCTTGTTAGATGATGATGTGTACCTATGTATGCCTCATGGCTGGCATGTGCTTGACATGGAATTGTCTTTAGAGCCAGCGAATCCTAAATGCTATTGACAAACATCTGGCTATCCTGTTTATTGATAGGGTAGCCAACAACAACAACAACGTAAGCAAGGAGAATACAAATGACTAATCTATTTTATAGTGATGAGGAACTGGCTCAGATTAACGAAGCGTTGGGGCTTCAAGAAAAAGAAAGTAAATCAACCCAACGTGTAGACATCGACTTACACTGTGGTGCGTTCACGATAGAGGTACGTCATGGGTACAATACGCTGCTGTGTAATGACAGCTTTGTATTCTCGGACCCTGACATATCCAAGGTGTACATTGCGTTGGGTAAACACTTGGAAGGAGTAGGCAAATGACTATCACAAAGTGGACTGATATTGTTACTGACGGACCATCCGTCATCACAGATAAATCACACGGCTCCCCCTTTGATAGGGGTAATGCAGACTTCTGGTATCGCCGCCAACCAGAGCCTCACTTTTGGCCTGAAGGTACGTATCATGGGGTTAAGGTAACGGAAGACCGTATGTCTGCTGTAGAGATAGCTGAATACCTAGCAGGGTATGCGGAAGCGGCTGGGTTTGACGTTCAGAAGGACTATACATGATGGACAAGAAAGATATTTTTGATAGAGTGTGTGAGCTATTGGCTATCATAGTCATCTTTGTAGGTACTATATACCTTGTGTATGGTTCTGGCGGGTGGTCATAGCGTGATACACTCTAGGGATAGGGATGCTAGGCGTCCTGACAAGGCATGGCAGACAGAGTATCACAAGTTTTGTTTACGTAGATACAAACCTGATGTTGACAAAGGTAGGGATACAGTGCAATCTATAATCCAATCAACTACTGACGGACCATCCGTCACTACAACCAAGGAGACACAGTATGAATAGTACACAACGTATCAAGAAAGAAGTGATGGAGGAACTCACTAAGCATGTGAGTCTATGGGAAGCTGAGTACTTCTGTGCATGGCTTATGAGCAAATATAATATCAAAGAGGAGAAGTAATCATGGCTAAAAACTTACTCGGCAAGAGCCGCAAGCAAGACAACCCGTATGCTGTATTCAAGGGTGAAGGCCCCTTTGGGGAGACAGAGATGCTCTTACTTAAGACGTATCAGATACCCTCTAAAGAGAGGGAGAACAAGTATGCACGTTGGTTCGTAGCAGTGAAGACGCCCATGACCTATGGTTCCTATGATATGGGTGACTCATACATTCGTGAGGCAACATTAGGCTTGACATTAACGTATGCAAGTCCTGAATATAAGGAGCAATATAGCTAGGGGGTTGACTTCTAATAGCAGTCCTGTTTATCTAATGGGACTGTTGTTATGGATTAACCTTACTGACGGACCATCCGTCACTACAACCAAGGAGATACGATATGACATACAAGCTTATAGGCGTTGGCAATAACGCTAAGACCATCAAGGGCGATGGCTCAGAATACATGACAGGCATCCTGTACATGACACCTTGGCAAGTCATGGTTGATGGCAACCTGTTCAACTCATGTAGCATGGCTGTACTTGCTGGCTGCATTGAGGGTTGCCTCAATACTGCAGGGCGTGGTGCTATGAATAGTGTGCAGACTGCCCGTCAGCGTAAGGCTGAGTGGTTCTATCGTGACCGTGATAGCTTCATGGCTCAACTTGTAGTAGATGTCACCAAGTTTCAACGCTACTGTGTCAAGCGTGGTATCCAACCCTGTATACGTCTTAACGGTACAACAGATATACGTTGGGAGCTTATCAAGGTTGACGGCTTTGCTAACATCTTTGAGATGTTTCCTGATGTAGTCTGGTATGACTACACCAAGATTGCCAACCGTAAGACTTCTCATATCCGCAACTACCACCTAACGTGGTCGTTCAGTGATGCCAGCCCTGAATACTCTGCCATGTTGACAAAGGCTTTGGACAATGGCATGAATGCAGCAGTAGTTTTCCGTAGCCAACACATCATCCCTGACACATGGCGTGGCTTGCCTGTCATTGACGGAGACAAGGATGACTTGCGTTTCCTTGACCCGCAGGGTGGACATGTAGTATCCCTGTATGCCAAGGGCAAAGCCAAGAAAGATACTAGCGGTTTCGTACAAGATCACTGACGGACCATCCGTCACTAACACCAAGGAGTAATACAATGCAGATCAAAAGAAGATCATCACTTACAGGTGAAGTGAACACTATGGAGATAGATGTAACGGCTGCACAGATTGCAGCATGGGAACGGGGTGAGCTTGCACAAAATGCTTTCCCTGACGCTTCCCCTAGTGAGCGAGAGTTCATCATGACAGGGTGTACTGAGTCCGATTGGACTGCCATGTTTGGGGAGGAAGAAGATGAGAGTTGAGATATACTTTAACTTGCACAAGAAAGTTTTCTCTATGCGGCACAAAGGCAAGGTGATTGCACATGTTTGCAAAGCTATCCTCAAAGATGCATCCTATGTTGTGCAACCTGCTGGCCGGGCGAGGGTATTACGTGATAAGAAAAAGAATGTTCACGCATTTGTACGTGGTGAGTTAGTTGATGGCTTTGATGCTGGTATCTACAAAGAGGACTACGTATCTTATAACCCTTACAAGGCGGCTACCTTTGTTGACAGTGAAGGTGAAGCAATGTATAACAGTGACATAGCTTGCCTTGACTTGGGAGTAAGTGGTAAGCCCTACATAACAGCAATGGAGAGAGCTAATGCTGGAAGCTATATTTTGGGATGAGTGTGGAACCATAGCAGTAATAGAGTACAACCCTGACGTCACTGAGATTGGTGACTTGATTGACAAGTACCCTGATTGGAGATATAGGTATTCATGTAAACCTTACGTTCCTTCTGAGCCTGACTACTATGACCCTTATGAGGGTGACTATTATTAACGTAACTGTAACGGAGTACAACTATGAGTGAAGCACACTACCTATGTGAACTATATGTTGACGAGCAAGACACCTATGAAATCATGCGGTGTAACTCTTTTGAGAGTGGCTCAATAGCGTGTAGTAAATTATCTGAGGCATTCCCTAATGCAGCCTTTGACCTACTGACGGATCGTCCGTCACTACACTACAGGGACTATGACGTTGACCACTACAACACACTACGCCATGCCCTGACACAACCTAAACAACGTAAGGCTACACTCTTTGTAGTCGATGGAGGTAAGACATAATGAAAGCAACAACACTAGAACTAAAAGTACTTGACATGTGTGAGAAACTACTGCCAAATACTACTATGCGAAACAACAAAGAACTCGCATCACTACTAACTGAAATCCGTACCCAACTGGAAGGTAAATAATATGTTTGCACTTATCGCTACTAAGCCCCTCAATGACAGCACTTACGGCTGTCGCTTCAATGTCCTTGGCATCAAGGGTCTGACCCGCCGCCGCAAGTTCAAGAGCCGTGGTATTAGCCTTGATCGTAAGGGCTGCATGACTGCGTTCCACTTCTTCAAGCGTAGCATCTATGTTGAAACAAAGCCTAACCGTCATGTGGCTAACCCTCGCCGCTTGCGTCACTTCGCTGGCTGATTGTTGACATAGCCTACCCCTGCTGCTATACAGGTGGCAGGGGGATACACCCCACACATATACATAGGAGACTACATCATGGAATTGACTGACATCAAACAAGCAATGCTTGCATTAGACACTGATGATCTCAATGAGATCATTGACTTGGCGCATGACTTAAAGACCCTCAAGGGTAGGACTAACCTCAAGGTAGGTCAGGACGTTTGGGTAGTACAAAAGACCAAGCGTACTGCAGGTATCATTGAGAAGATAAACCAAAAGAAAGCACAGGTGAGGATGCTTGGTGGTATCTACAACGTACCCTTTGCAATGATTGAGGCAGCGTGATGCAACAAATAGTTATCAGTCTGTATGACTACACAGGAGAGGCTCTCAAGCCTTGGGCAGAGGCAGGGTATACCTGCCATGCCTTTGACATTCAGCATGACAAGGTTGAGAATGTTACACATTATTCTGGTGGTGGTTCTATTCATTATTGTCATGCTGACCTGCATGACTTTAGCACTCACAGTGATCTGTTCTTTCGTTTCAATGGTCGCAAGGTAGCATTTGGTATGGCCTTCCCTGTCTGTACTGATCTGGCTGTATCAGGTGCAGCGTGGTTCAAGAAAAAAGCAGAGGCTGACCCCTTGTTTCAACAGAGGGCTGCACAACACGCCATTGATTGTGCGGGTCTGTTTAATGATCTTGGTTGTCCTTACTTCATTGAGAACCCTGTATCTGTGCTATCAACTCTTTGGCGCAAGCCTGACCATACGTTTCACCCTTACGAATACGGTGGTTACATTGCAAAGAACAATGCACGGCATCCACGTTGGCCTGACTACATTGCAGACCGTGACGCCTACCCTAAGAAGACATGCTTGTGGACAGGCAATGGCTTTGTGATGCCTAGCAAGGTAGCTGTTGAGCCTGAGACAGGACACAGCAGACAGCACTTGAAGCTAGGTGGTAAGTCTGCTAAGACTAAGAACATACGATCAGCTACACCCCGTGGCTTTGCCAGAGCAGTTATGCTGGCTAATACAACTGACGGACCATCCGTCACTAACCTCAAGGAGAATACAAATGGGAACCAAGATAGATCACGACAAGCTGTACAAGATACAGACCTACTCGTTTCATGATGCAGTCATTACTGTGACTGAGTCTCTTTACAGTCGTACTGAGATTGATCCACCTACCAAGCCTAACAAGTGGGGTCATACACCTTCTCCTACAGTACACGCTGATGGCTCTGAGCATTACTACAAGTACAACCATTGGGAAGAGGCTATTGCTGTAGTGCCTTTGCACTTTGACTACAGTGATAACCTGACTGAGGCTGATAAGATCAAGGTAGTTCTTGAGACTGTTGATGCCTTACAGAAAGCTTATGCTTCATATCCTGATGGAGAGATCAGCATCAGTTGGACTATGCGTAGGGCATGTATCAATGAGTAGAGGTGAGCCTAATCTGCAACACCTCACTCCCTTATCAGAGGAACGGCAGCGTCTTATGGATGCTGTCGAAGAGGCACAGTGGCAGGGTGACTTTGATCAGAGTGACTCGGCTGAGTTAGAACTAGAGTATATCAATACCTGTATATCCAAAGGCGAACTATATGTTCCACTATTTTAATACACTTTTGTATTGGACAGTGTGTGTTATTGTTGCTATAGTTTTTGTAAGTCTTGGATTAGGCTTAGTATAAAGGAGGACCACATGGCTCGTAAGATTGGTGAACTTAAGGCTTCTGATACAGTACAGAAAGCCTGTGCTTTTTATATGAATACCCCTAAGTTTGCCAGCCTAGCGGGTAAGACACAAAGAGACTACGAAAGGCATCTGATGACGGCCTGTAATACAGCAGTACAAAGAGGTAAAAACCTTGGAAACATAAGATTAAAAGACCTACGTTTTGCTAACGTTACAGTAGCCTATGATACTTGGGAGCGTGACATAGGTGTGAGGAGTGCAAACTACATAGCCACTGCCCTGAGTATTGTACTGAATACATCTATACGTCATCAGGCATTGTTCAGTAATCCTGTATCTCTAATACAGAGGTCAAAGACTAAACCTCGTAAGGTTAGATGGACTACACCTCAAGTTAAATGTTTTCTTGACACTGCGTACAGTCAATGGAGATGGCGTAGCATTGGCTTGATTGTGCACATGGCATTCAACTGGGCGCAGCGTATAGGAGATATGCGTATGCTTAAGTGGACTAGCCTTGACCTTGTTAACAACACGTTAGAACTAGAGCAAAGCAAACGTGGTGAGGATGTATTCTTACCTATACAAGGTGGCTTGATTGACATGTTACGCCAACAACAGAACGACTTTGGGTTTCAAGATTACGTAGCACCTAGAGTAGAGCCTAGAGCAGGGGCGTACACACCCTACGATGACGATGAGATACACGTGCTAGTTAACCAAGTTAAAAGTCAGGCTGGCCTACCTAAAGAGTTGACAGCTATGGACTTGAGGCGTACTGCCATTACGCAGATGGTAGAGCGTGGTGTTGATGTGGTAGGGATCATGCAAGTGAGTGGTCACGCTAACCCTCAAAGCGTTAAGCCTTACTTGGTCAATACATTGGCAGGTGCTACCGAGGCATTGTCTAACAGAGAAGAGGACTTGATATAATGGACATGGATAAATTTATAGATGACTTAGACTTAGGAGAGGGAGAGACTGTCAGAGGTTACTGCCCTGACTGTGGTAGTAAGAATACATTTACTGCAAGTAAGACAGGCGGTGCTGTATTGTATAACTGCTACAAGCTAGGCTGTAAGATCAGTGGTGTTCACACTGTAGGTATGACTGCTGCTGACATACAAGCTAGGATGCAGGAAGTAGAACAAGATAAACCCAAACCAAAGGTTGAGATTATGGAATTACCTGAGTACGTTGTGCGTAGTGGCAGTGGGCTTGATGCATTCAGAGACAAGTGGGACTTATGGGATCAAGGCTTGATGTATGACCTTAAAGATAGACGCGCAGTGTTTCCTATCTTTATAGACAATGTTCTAATTGATGCTGTAGGTAGGGCTTTAGCTGGTGCAGAACCTAAGTGGTTGCGCTACACTGGCAAGGCTAACTACTTCATTGGAGGTACAGGCAAGACTGTAGTTGTAGTTGAGGATGTTATCAGTGCTATCACTGTAGCCAAGCTTGGCTTTACTGGTATGGCTATCCTTGGTACATCTTTGAGTGTTGCACATATGGAACAGTTGGGTAACTATTCTCAGGTTATCGTAGCGTTAGACCCTGACGCTGCACACAAGACCTTGCGTTTTAGACAAGAGATAGAGGCGTGGACAGGTGTAGCCACCATTGCATTAAGGCTTGACGATGACATCAAGTATCGGGTAGAATCGGATATTCAGAAGCTCAAAACGTTAGCGGAGTTCTTGTAATGATACAGCGTGATTTGTACGACAAGTTAAGAGTAGAGTACGAGGTAAGTGTGAGTAGACTGAAGCGTATACAAAAAGAAAACTATCAGTTACGTAATCAGATTGATATGCTACAACGTGATGCAAACTATTGGCATTCTCAAGCTGAAAAGTCTGAGAAAAAACGTATTGAATTGGAGAAAGATTACATGCAGTTAGAAGCCCAACTTAAAATATGGAAAGGTAAGGCAAATGATATGCAATAATTGCAGTGTAGAACTAACCAATGACAACTGGTATGCGACTATGAAAGAGAATAAACATTACTGCTGCATACCTTGTCATTTAAAACTACAGACTCCAAGCAACAGAAGAAACAATCCTGATCGCATGTTTGTTAATGGTAAATACATAAAGAGATCACACCCATTACACAAACCGGGAAGGTATGAATCATTTGGTGAGTTAGCATTTAGTAGCTTAGAAAATTACAACACTATTAAAGAAGGGTACGTGTATGTAATTAGTAATCCTGCGTGGCCTGATTGGGTAAAGATAGGCAAGGCTATAGATGCAGACGATAGGCTTAGTGGCTATCAAACAAGCTCACCCATGAGAGACTACACGTTGATACACTCTGTATACTTTAAAGACCGTAGTACAGCGGAGCGTAATGCTCACTCTCTTGCATCTAATAGAACATCAAAGCCTTGGGATAAAGGTACAAACGGTGAGTGGTTTTATTTAACAAATGAACAAGCGATACAAGTGTTGAAGGATACAACAGATGAAAGCTAGAGAGGAACTACTAAAAGAGATTGGTGAGTTGAAGAAAGAAGTAGAGTATTGGAAACAACAAGCCTATACTATACAAGAGCGTAGCAAAAAGTTAAAAGCTGAATTGTCTTTATGGAAAGGCACAGCACCGTGAACAACTATGTATATACAGCCATTGGACTTGTGGTATTCTACATTGGCCTCAAGATGTTTAGTGGTGGCATGAAAAGTATGGGTAACATAGACCACTTGACTTGGTTCTTGGGCAACCCTATCTATATGTTCTTTGGGTCAATCGTTATGACATTGGCGTGGCAGAGTAGTAGCTTATCCACTACGGCTATCATTGCCTTGGTTGCATCGGGTGTGCTACCCTTACCTGCTGCTGTGGCTGCTGTACTAGGAGCTAACATAGGAACTACAGGGACTATATGGCTGGCAGGACTGTTAGTGTCTGACGGTATGCCAAGGGGTGACACGTTACGCATAGCCATGATACACACTGGCGTTAATCTTTTGATGGCACTAAGTCTGTTGCCATTTGTAAATCACATAGCTAAGTATGTTGGGAGAGTAGGATGAGTTGGTGGAGAGAAAATATATCCGTTAATATCCGAAAAGGAGAGTAGAATGACTGATGTGAGTAAAACAAGGAACCATGTGAAACAAGCCTTAAATGGAATCTACAGGGCGCTAATAGAGTTACATGATGCGACAAGAGAGGTTCCTGATAAAACTCTTGATGAAGCCTTTAAGCATGTGGCCGAAAGTTTGTATACACGTTTTCTATGTTGTGCAATCACACGTAAAGAACAGGGAGCATGAAGATGACTGATGTGGATAAAACAAGGAACGTGGAACAAGCCTTAAACGCAATATACAGGGCGCTGTTAGAGTTATGTGACGCAGGAGATTTTACTGATGAAACTCTTGATGAAGCCTTTGAGCTTGTGGTCCGAAGCAAGGTTAAGCTAGAAAGATGGATCAGGGAGAATAATGATGATTAATGTAACATACATAGACCACATGGGTAGTGACCTGAGTGTAGTCAATGCAGCACGTGTATCCTTTGGTAAGAGTAGTAAGATGGATATGAGTGACCAATGGGGGCCACCTAAACTAAAAGACAAGGATGCTAAACTTATCAAGTATCTAGCCAAGCATAAACATATGTCACCATTTGGTCATGCCTTTGCCAGCTTCCATGTCAAGGCTCCTATCTTTGTAGCTAGACAACTGGTCAAGCATAAGTTCCTACGTTGGAATGAGATTAGTCGTAGGTATGTAGATGATGAACCTGAGTTCTATGTACCTAATAAATGGCGTGGTAGGTCTGATGATAAAAAACAAGGATCATCCGACACAGTTGTAGAGTTTCTTCGTATGCAGGGGTTTGGAGAACAATCAGTACACGATGGGTCTTTTAAACATCAAATGCATAGCCTCGATTTATATCGTGACATGGTGACAGCAGGAGTATGCCCAGAGCAAGCACGTATAGTGTTGCCACAAAGCACCATGACTGAATGGTATTGGTCAGGTAGTCTTGACGCCTTCATGGATATGTGCAATTTAAGATGTAAGCTTGACACTCAGTACGAGACTAGGTTAGTTGCAGAATATATACTGAGTGAAATGATTACCTTATTTCCAGTATCAGTGGAGGCATTAAGAAGATGATGGAGCTATCTTTAATTAGAACCCTACACGATCAGGAGTTCTATGAGGATCACAAGGGTATTAAATGCCCTGACAAGTTGTTCACTAAAGATGTACGCAAGATCAAACGTGTGTTGGACAACGCTATGGAAAAGTATGACTGTAATATATCTACTTCTGAGTTAGAGGCTTTGTTCTTCTCTGAGTATAGTACCATGACCACAGCTAACAAGGTTCTGTATGAGGGTCTGTTTGCCAAGCTACGCAAAGAGGTTCCTATGTCTAGGGAGGTAGCCTCTGATGTACTGTCTAGGATGTTTAGGCAGCACGTAGGGGAGCAAGTAGCTAACTTAGGGTTTGACTACGTTAACGGTAAGCTTACGTCCCTTGAGCCACTACGCCAAGTGCTAGAGGCACATGAGGATAACTTCATGCCTAACATGAATGTTGAGTGGGCTGACATTGATATAGATACCATCTTAGAGGCTGGTACTAAACAGTCACAGTGGAAGTGGAACATACCTAGCCTCGCCGGGCGCATAGAAGGAATTAGTAGTGGACACTTTATCATTGTGGGTGCTAGACCTAACACAGGTAAGACAAGCTTCCATGCGTCTACTATTGCCTCGCCTAGTGGATTTGCAGAGCAGGGTGCTAAGTGTATGGTGTTGTGTAATGAGGAAGAGTATGTACGTGTAGCTGAACGCTACCTGTGCGCTGCTGCCAGTATGGATACAGACGAGATCAAGTCTAACTATGCGTTAGCTGCAGCTAGGTACAAGAAGGTACGTGATCAGATAAGTATGTTTGATAGCACAGGTAAAGACTTAGGTTGGGTAGAGAACATCATTAAGCATAGCAAGCCCGACATAGTTGTACTTGACATGGGTGATAAGTTTGCTGTAAAGAGCAGTGACAAGTCAGATGTGTATCTCAAAACTGCTGCTATTCATGCGCGTAATATAGCTAAGAAGTATAATTGCGCTATCATATGGATGAGTCAGTTGTCTGCTGATGCACAAGATAAAGTTTACTTAGATCAATCTATGTTAGAGGGGAGTAAGACAGGCAAGGCAGCAGAGGCAGACCTGATGTTGTTGATTGCTAAGAACCAAGTTACTGAGGGTGATGACGATGACAACCAGCGACACATCAATGTAGCTAAGAACAAATTAAAAGGTGGATGGCATGGGGTTGTCCATTGTGAGTTAGATGGGGGCAGGTCACAGTACCTAGCCTAATGAAAGGAATACAATGCGGTTTGTATTAGATGTTGAGAATACAACACAGAAGAGGAACAACAAGTTATTCCTAGACCCTTGGGAGCCTGACAACTTCTTAGTTAATGTGGGTGTACGTGATGTGGATGATGGAGATGAGACACAAACGTTTGATCTTCAGCACAAGGAATACGTTGATCAGTCAGGAATTGAAGCTAGACGTATACAGAAGATACTAGACCACACTACCTTGCTCATCATGCACAATGCACAGCATGACTTAGCTTGGCTGTGGGAGTGCGGCTTCAAATATGATGGGCCTATATGGGATACCATGTTAGCTGAGAGTATATTACTCAGAGGAAACAACCTAGAGATCACACCCAATGGTGTAGCTAAAAAGATATCTATGTCTTTAGGTAATACAGCTATCCGTAGAAATCTTGAGTTTCAAAAAGATGACACCCTAAAGAAGTACTTCAAGGACGGGTACAATACAGATGAGATACCATTATCAGAATTGACTTTTTATCTTGAGGCTGATTGTAACACCACTGCTGAACTGTTTCACGCACAGGTTGCAGACTTTGCTGCTCCTGAGTCAGCAAGCCTTATCAAAGTGAGAGACATTACATTCAATGTATGTAAGCTACTCACCCGTATGAAGCAGACAGGTATGAAGGTAGATCGTAAGGCTCTTGATGCAGTGCGTAAAGAGTACGAAGAAGAGCGAGGTGCTATACAATCACGCTTACAGATGCAGGTACGTGAGGTTATGGGTGACACACCTGTTAACTTGAACAGTCCAGAGCAGATGTCTCAGGTAATCTTTAGTCGTAAGCCTCACTCAAAAGATGATTGGCCTAATCTGTTTGATAACTGCAAGAAGTTAAGCGAACTAAAGGAAATAATCAATGCTAACAGTGATCTTCTGTATCGCACTGAGGCGTTCACTTGTCCCACTTGTGAAGGTAATGCAGAAACGTACAAAGTAAAGAAAGATGGGAGTAAGTATGCAAGACCCAACAAATGTAAGGACTGTGATGCCAGAGGATATCAACTTAAGAAGCAGTCTCGTATGGCTGGATTTGGGTTCTTCCCTCCTAATGCTTCTTGGGTTAGTGCTAGTGGCTTCTCTACAGGAAAAGACGTACTAGATATTCTTAGGGCAACAGCGATAGATAACAACATGGATGTAGCTGTTAAGTTTCTTGAAGACTTAAAAAGACTCAATGCTGTATCTAGTTACCTGTCAAGTTTTGTTGACGGTATTGAAACCTACACCAAGCCAGATGACATACTACATGTGTCATTAACGCAACACATTACGTCTACTGGCAGGTTCAGTGGGCGTGAGCCTAACATGCAGAACATGCCTAGAGGCGGTACGTTCCCTGTAAAACGTGTATTCATATCACGATGGGAAGGTGGAAAGGTTATGGAAGCAGACTTTGCACAGCTAGAGTTTAGGGCTGCAGCATTCTTGTCACAAGACCCTATAGCTATGGAAGAGATCAATACAGGCTTTGATGTACACTCTTACACTGCACAGATCATCACTGATGCAGGACAGCCTACAACTAGGCAAGCAGCTAAAGAACATACTTTCGCTCCTCTCTTTGGTGCGACAGGGTTCGGTAGAACTAAGGCTGAAGCTGCATACTACCATCATTTTCTTGAGAAGTACGAGGGTATAGGTAAGTGGCACAAGAAGCTAGGTAGTGAGGCTATACGACTGCAAAAGATAACTAATGTGTCAGGTAGGCAGTATGCATTTCCCGGCACACATCGCAGAGCCAATGGCACACCTACTAACTTCACTAGGATTAAGAACTATCCAGTGCAGGGGTTTGCTACTGGTGATGTTGTACCTGTTGTATTACTTGAGATAGATAACAGGCTCAAAGGTTTACGGTCACGGCTGGTGAACAGTGTTCATGACTCAGCGGTGATAGATATACACCCACAAGAAGAGAAGGAGGTGCTAGGTGTTATTGATGATGTTAATAAAAACCTAGATGCAATAATTAACAGATACTATGGGGTAGAAATGAATGTACCTCTACTTTTAGAAGCCAAGATAGGACCGAATTGGCTTGACACTGTTGATGTATAATGGTATAACTACGGTTCGTTTAAAGCTCAGAAAGGATATATAATGAGCAATGAGTTGAGTACTAACTTCGCTGGATCAGACTTGGCAGCGGCAATGGGTTTCGGAGAAATGGATACGTCTACTTCTTCTGCACCAAAGATACCAATGTTGAATCAGGTGCAAGCACCTATCATGGTTGAACATGTTGTCGATGACGAGGTAGAAGAGAAGGTTGTAGTACCACTTGGAGCATACAAGCTCAAAGATGGTGAAGGTAACGAGGTGTATAGTCGATCTGTATCCATCCGTTTATTTGCACAGCGGCAGCAGTGGACGCAGTTCGACACTGATATAGGTAGGTCACATAGCACAGTCATGGTTACTAAACTTAAGGGTGACTTGAAGGATAGTAGAGGTACATTTAATCTAGGCCGAGATAGTAAGTACAGGACGCCAGAAGAATGGGCTGCTTTAGATGAAGACTACAAGGCACGACAAAGTAGTGTGAAGAACTCCAAAGTACTGTTTGGTAAGGTTACACTTAACAAGCCTTTTGATGCTGAAGGTAATCCTATGCAGGGCTACGATGGTGAGATTGACTTTGTGTATTACGTTAAGAACTTCCAAAGCAAGAAGTCTATGGACGCTGCACTACAGGAGATAACCGCTAAGAAGTTGTTACCTATTGAGCATACTATCAAGCTTACATCTAAGAAAGAAAAGATGTCTACTAATAGTTACGCTACTGTGGTGGCATCACTGGGGTCTAAGGTATCTATGAAGGAAGATGATCAAGATACACTTCGTTCTTTTGTTGACTACATAGACAACTCTAATGATTACATTCTTAGTGAGTGGAAGAAGTTGAACAAGCCTGATGTAGCTATCTCACCTGATGTGCTTGATGCTATCGTACAAGTAGAGGAGGCTCCATACTAATATGGATATGAACCATGCTGCTGAACTTCCTATTAAGAAGTTGATGCGGGATGCTACTCTAGGCAAGTCCAGTATGTCGGAGGCAATCATTGATAAGGTTGCCTCTGATGTCAAAGAAGGCTTAGACAAGCAGTTCAACGGGGGTCCACGTGATAAGTTTAAACTTAGAATGTCAAACATTGGACGCCCTAAATGTCAACTATGGTTTGAGAAGAATAAACCAGAGGAGAAGTCACCACTACCTGATCAGTTCATGATGAACATGATGCTAGGTGATATAGTTGAGGCGGTATTCAAAGGTGTACTGCGTACAGCAGGAGTCAAGTTTAAAGATAATGATGTTGTGAACTTAGACTTAGGTGGTGGTAGACGCCCAATCAGAGGAGAGTATGACTTAGTTATGGAAGGCAGAGTAGATGACATAAAGTCTGCATCTGATTATTCCTACACTAAAAAGTTTGTTGACCTTGAGACACTACAGGCTAGTGACCCTTTTGGATACGTAGCACAGCTTGTAGGCTACGCTACAGCAGCAGGTAAGAAGGTTGGTGGCTGGTGGGTAGTCAACAAAGCTAACGGTCATCACAAGTACGTTTCAGCCAAGCACGTTGACGTTGAGGCTGTCTTAGATAAGATGCGTGATACCTATGACTACCTAGAGAACGATGAGCCACTTGAGCGACAGTACACAGATGTTGCAGAGACTTACCGTAAGAAGGAGTCAGGCAATAGGATACTATGCAGAGAGTGTAGCTTCTGTTCATTTAAGAAAGCTTGTTGGCCTGACTATCAAGAACTACCATCAAGAACCTATCAAGGTAAACTAACGCCACCTAACGTGGCATATACTAAGCTAAAGACAGATGCCTAAACCTAAGAGGCAACACCTTAAAGCCAAGTACAGGAGTGGTCTTGAAAAACAGACTGCTCTTGTTTTGTCTGAGTGCCAGAAAAAGGTAAGGTATGAGTTACTTAAAATAGAATGGGAGGACTTGCGTTACCGTACTTACACTCCTGACTTTCAGTTAGACAATGGTATCTTTATTGAAACTAAAGGTATCTTTGATAGTGAAGACAGGTACAAGCATATACAAGTAAGGAAGCAGCATCCTGAGTTAGACATAAGGTTTGTCTTTAGTAACTCTAAGGGTAAGCTATATAAAGGTTCCAAGACTACGTATGGTGATTGGTGCGAGAAGAATGACTTCTTATATGCTCATAGGTTGATACCAAATGAATGGTTGACATCTCCCGGCGCATGTGTTACGGCTAAAATAATACCTCTCAAAACAAAAAGGAAAGATTAATGTCTAGTGATATAGGTGAGGGTGAAGTTGCGATATTGATAAAGCCTCTAGGAGATGGGCGCATAGAGACTTGTATATACAAATCGCCCGATAACTACTTGGATGATGACGCCTTAGAGATAGCTCTTGATGTAGCATTAACTATGAATGCTTTGTTTGAGTTAGCACTAGATGAGGAGTCTGATCTTTTAGAGGGTCTAAAGGCTAGGGTTGAGTCCAAGATACAAGAGATTATGAATGATTCAATGGAGAGAGAACAAGAGAAGCCAATCTATACTTCAGATGGTAATATCTTAAAGATAAACAGGTTCACGAAAACAAAGGGTAGCTGCTAACATGGCTAAGTGGAAAGAAGTAGACACGGATATGGTAAATAGCCCACCTCACTACGGCACAGGGTCTATAGAGTGTATAGAGTACATAGAAGACTTTCTAACTGATGAAGAGTATATAGGATACCTAAGAGGTAACATAGCTAAGTACCTACACAGGTGGCGATACAAGAACGGTATAGAGGACTTGAAGAAAGCTGAGTGGTATGGTGCTAGACTAATAGCAAAGGTAGAGAAACAATGAAGACTAGAAAGTTTAGTGCTACGTTTGTTCTTGAGGTAGATAAAGAAAACAATATACTATCTTCTCATGATGTACACCACAATGAAGATATCAGGGACTTGCTTGAGAACTTAGTCTTTGATATAGATGACGTTACCATATACAACATTAACGTGAGGGAACACGGATGATTACACAACAAGAAATAGATGACTTCGCTGAGTACGACAGAGAGGATATGATTAATAACCTCAAAGACTGTACACCTCTTGATATGGTCAAAGAGTTTGCTACAGCAATGGATCACCCACTTGGAGAAAAGTACGGCTACAGTAGAAAGCTAGAGGGTCTGCGTTGGTTACTTCTCAAAGAAGAGTACAATGAAGTTCGTGATGCAGATGGGCCACAGGAACTACTTAAAGAGTTAGCTGACTTGGTGTACGTTACGTATGGCTATGCAGCTACTTATGGGTGGGACTTAGACGAAGCTTTCCGTAGGGTACACGCATCTAATATGTCTAAGCTAGGCCCAAGAGGTAAGCCACTTAAACGCCCTGATGGTAAAGTGTTAAAAGGTTCAAACTACTGGAAACCTGACCTGTCTGACTTAGTATAAGGAAATAAAGTATGAATAACAATTATCTACCAAGTGACTACCAAACCTTTATTGCAACCAGCCGCTATGCACGTTGGATTGAAGGCGAAGGACGCCGTGAAACATGGGGTGAAACTGTAGAGCGTTACTTGCAGAACATAGCTAAGACATGGCTCAAGCCTGTTGACCTAGATGAAATGCGTGATGCCATACTTAGCCTTGAGGTTATGCCTAGTATGCGGTCACTTATGACTGCAGGAAAAGCGGCAGACAGGGATAATACCTGTATGTATAACTGTAGCTATCTACCCGTAGATGATCCTAAGTCTTTCGATGAGGCGATGTTCATCCTCCTTTGCGGGACGGGGGTTGGTTTCAGTGTTGAGCGTCAATTCATCACTAAACTCCCTGATGTTCCGCCTCTTTTCGATAGCGAAACGTGCGTTGTCATCAAGGACAGCAAGGAAGGATGGGCTAAGGGTTTGAGACAAGTTCTGGCACTCCTATGGGCTGGTGAAATTCCTAAGTGGGATGTATCCAAAGTTAGACCTGCAGGTGCAAGGCTAAAAACTTTTGGTGGTAGGGCTAGTGGTCCTGCTCCTCTAGTTGATTTGTTTAACTTTGCGGTCACAACATTCAAGGGTGCACAGGGCCGTAGACTATCTAGCCTTGAGTGCCACGACCTCATGTGTAAGATTGGTGAGGTGGTAGTGGTAGGTGGTGTAAGACGTAGTGCTATGATCAGTCTGTCTAATCTGTCTGATGATCGTATGCGTCACGCCAAGTCAGGTAACTGGTGGGAGAATGCAGGGCATAGAGCCTTGGCTAATAACTCGGTATCTTATTCAGAGAAACCAGACAGCATGGCATTCATGCGTGAATGGACTGCACTAATGGAGAGTGGTAGTGGAGAACGAGGAATATTCAACAGAGAAGCATCAGTTAAACAAGCTGCAAAAAATGGCCGTAGGGAGTCTTGCTATGAGTTCGGAACTAACCCATGTTCGGAAATCATTCTTAGGCCGAATCAGTTCTGTAATCTTACGGAAGTTGTCATCCGTGCTAACGATAGTCTGGAAGACCTTACAAGAAAAGTCCGTCTTGCAACTGTACTTGGAACCATTCAGTCAACATACACTAAGTTCCCCTACTTGCGAAAGGTGTGGGCTACCAACACAGAAGCAGAACGCTTGCTCGGTGTGTCACTCACAGGGATAATGGATAACAAATTAATGACTACGGCTAATGCTGGCCTAGCTGATACATTGGAGCATCTTAAAAATGTGGCTGTTTCTACTAACGCTGAGTGGGCTGACCGTCTTGGTATCCCTCATAGCACTGCTATTACTTGTGTCAAGCCCAGTGGAACAGTTTCCCAACTGGTTGACT